CTATTAAATGTAATTGTTTGTGCATCTGTTTTCGTAATATTATCAAATGCGACATGTAAACGCCCTTGCTCTACCCATGTTACCACGTCCGAAGCCATCGGCATTTCTGCTCCTACCATAGTTAAGAATCCAGATATTGTACGATTACCAAATCTTTCAATTTCTTTTTCATAAACTTCAGGTAAGAACTGTTGATCAAATTTAAGATCATTAATGTTCAAATAATTATCCCAAGCTAATGTTTTAGTTGGGCGCGGCGTTAATTTAGCCGCGGTTGTTGAAAAACTCATAGTTTATTTTTTTAGTTGTTATTTTCTAATTTTAATTTTTAACTTAGAAGTATCTTCCCCGTTAACAGATCGTACGGTCCAGCCATTAGAAGTGCTAACTTTCTCATGGACACCTCTCGCGTCCATATTAACATTTTTAGTTTTAGCCATACTTTCTTTCATCGCATCGGCCTTGCCTTGCTCATAAAAGTGTTGTGCAACCTTGTCAGGGTTCATAGCTGTAAAAAGCGATTTATGATAACCTTTAGCATCTGACATTTCATTTTTATCGTTTAAGAACTTCTTAACAAAATTATTAATGTCGCTTTGGTTTTCTTTAATCTCGTTCGCATTTTTAACATTAAACCTATATTTTTTTTCTCCTACGCTAAAATCAAAACCTTTGAAATCATTGGAAAAAACATTTTTAGTTTGATTTAAAAATACATTTTTTTGCTTTTCAGCTAATTTAGATGCTTCCGCATTTTCTTTATTATAGCGATTAAAAAAATTAACCGCTTTTTGCTGATCCTCTGTTAATCTTGAACCAGCTTTAATTTCTTCGTAATATTTAGTTTTTAAACCATCTAAATGGTTTTTTGCTCTTGCAAGCTCTTCTTTATATGCTATTTTCTTTTTTCTTATATCTCTTTCTTCATCAACGTCTTCTTCATAAGAAAAATTATCTTGCATTAAAAAATCAATTTCTTCTTTGTCTAAATGAGGTTTTGTGTTTTCATAGTATTCTCTAAGCAATTGCTTTTCGCTTAAAGAAGAATAATCGGTGTTTAATTTTACGTAGTCCTCAAGAGTACCCCCGGTTTCATTCATAAAGTTAACAACTTTTTGAATATTTTCAGGCAAAGGCTCTCCTGTTTGTTGGGCCTCTTCAATAGCATCTTCGACTTCTTCTTTAACGTCTTCAACTATTTCTTCTATTTCCTCTTCCGTTATTTCTTCAAGAACGGGTTGTTCATCATTTTGAACGGCCTCTTCAGGTGTTTGCTCGGGCTCCCGTACTTCTTGAACCACCTCTTCGCCACCTTCCTTGTTTTCGGGTTCTTCGACAGGAACATTGCTGTCATCTGTGCTTTGGTTTGAAACGGCATCTTCTTCTTTTTTTTCTCTTAGATCAATTTTAATAACGTCGTCTTCTTTTTTAACTAATTGCTTTGGACGTTTTACTTTAATTTTTTCATTAGTTGCTTCAGCAACTTTTTGTTCTTGGTTTTCCATGATAAAATATTATATAATTACTTATTTATTATTACTTGGGTTCGAAAGAACCTAAGTCAAATCCTCCGCCAATTATGTCATTTCCGCTAGATTCAAAGTTTTTTGGTGGAGTATTATTTTTTCGCTGCTCAATTAATTCGCTTTGCTGAGTAGCCTGCAACTTTGTTCTATCGTCTTTCCTGTCTTCTTTAAAGCTTTCTTTTGCTTTATAATTTTCAACTTCAATACCTTTTAAGCGCATATTCATTTGGAATTCTAAATTCATTAATTCCATTTTAGCCATTTTCTCTTGCTGAAGCTTTTGCATTTCTAGCTGCATTTTTGTTTGTTCAATTTGCAACTTTTGATTTGTAAACGCTGTTTGCTTGTTAATTTCAAGATTTGCGGCAACTTGCTGGCTTTGTGCATTAGCTTGCGCTTGCGCTTGTATGTTTTCTTGTTGCATCATTTGATCTCTTTCAAGCTTTTTCTTTCTTCTAATTTTTAAAACTTGATTGGCTAATTTTATATTTTTAATGTCCCTGAGGTCGATAGCGTCGTCTAGGTCTATTAGTCCCGCTGATAACGCAGTCTGTATATTGTTTTCTAATAATGCTTTTTGCTCTTCATCTGGAGCTAACTCTATAAATATGCCAAAATCGTAAAGATGCAACTGCGACATTTCTTCTAACGTGGCAACATTATGAACACCAATTTTTTGTATAAAAGCTTCTTTGGTCGGTGAAAATTCTATTATATCAGATATTCTTAAAGAAAGCGCTTCTGCTGTTTCCGCCGTTATAAAAAGATTTGCATTTAATATATGCCTTGTTGCTGTGTTACTATTAGCTGCTGCTAACTTTTGGACACCCACTAAAGCTCTTGAATCCGCAGCGCTTCCGTCTCTAGCTTCGTTTAGACCCGTTACATCTCTTATCATTTGCAGATAATAGTTATAAGTATTAATAAGAGCGCCCATTTTATTTCCACCACTGCCGCTTGTTATTTCTTGTATTGGCACCTTGCCCGGATTCATGTCTCCGTCTTGAGTATAAGATCTACCAATAACAGAACCTGTTTGAAAAAACATATTTAATGCTTCTTGCGGATTGTAATTTGTGCCATTACCTAAATCAATTTCAGCCAAACCATCTGCGTCTAAATAAACACCATCAGGGACCATTTTAGACATTACCTGCTGTAGTTTTAAGTGTGTTAGCTGAATCATGTCGGCAAATCCGGTTATTCTACTTACTAAAGATTCTATTTTGCCTTTGTACATTCGTGGTGCAACTATACTGTAATTCATTTTAACTTTAGTATAATCGCTTTTAGGACGCATCATATTTTTTGCTATGCTCCATTTTAATAAATAATCGGTGCCTAATATTAAAACGCCCTCATACAAAACTTCAAGGGATCTAGATAATTTCCCAAACTGCTGCTCTAAAACTTCAACAGGCGGATCAAAGGAGTCGTCTCTTGCTAAAATTTTTGTGGCACCAGTTGCGGTTTCTTTTACTTTATAAACCTCATTCATGTAGGTCTTATAATTATAATACAAAACTTGAACCGTGTTCGTATCCGCCCCTTGATAATTACTTGTGGTTCTATCATAATACCCACTAGACCTATAAGCTGTTTTTGCTATTTGCCCAAGCTCTTCCTGGGTTAAATCGGGAAATTGCTTTTTTAATTCATTTATAGGAATGCTTTTTATTTCGCCAACATAATAAACATCTTCAAAATAAGGTGATTCTGTATAAGAATAAACAATATTAGCAGGGTCTACATACTCAACTTTAACACCTTCTGACGTATTAAACGTGTTTTTTACACACCCAATACCTAAAGTAGTTAAATCATAAGTAACTCTTTTTCTAGTTAAATCATACCTATTGCCTTTTAGCAAAGTATTAATAGCTTGCTCTTCCGCTATTTCAACAGCCTGCTTATATCCAAGCTGCATATGAAGCTCGAGCTCCTCCTTAGATTCGGGTAAGGCTTCTGAGTTGTTTTCAAATAAATTTATACCAAAAGAATCTAAAGCTATTTTATTTAACTCTTGAGTTTGCATATCTCTTATAATAGACTCCATGTACTTTGTACGCTTTTCAACGCCATAAGGGTCTTGTGAATAAGCTTTAATATCAAATGATCTTTCAGATATGCCATTAACAACTATATCTACAAACTTAGGTATTATTGGCACTGGTTTCCAGTCTAAATTAAGATAAGACAAATCGCCATTAATAGATAACTCGTCTTTATATTTTTGAACCCCCTGCTCGCCTCTGGCGTATAACCTTAAGTTATGAAAATTTCTTTGGTTTGTTCTATACCGGTTAGTGCCCATGTCCATTTTAAACCATTCATCTTGAATAGCTTTACCAACTTTTAAGCCGTATTCCGGTGACATTTTTTCTGCGTCACTAGCAACTTGGCTAGGAAAAAAATCTTTTATAACTGACTCAGCCATATTTATTTTATTAATTTAGAAATTGTTCCGCTATTAGTATATCTAGCGATGTTTAGGTTTAATTTTTGTTTTACTTTATTAGCAACAGGCCTATATAAATTCCTATTGCACGCCATGATGGCTAACCCAGAACTAATTGCTGCATCGAATTTAGTTCTTTTATTTATATCGAATCTAGACCAATCATTTAATGTGTTATTAAAATACATATTACCAAACTCTCCGCTCGATCTAATACCCACGTAAGCATCAATATAAGACTCTATTGCCGCGGCATGCGCTTGCTTAATATCTTCACTGGAATTTGGTATACCCCCAATTTCTTTTTCAGTGGTTGATAACTTATTCCAAAGACGGTCAGGCCGATTCATTGAATAACCGCGGTAACCTCTTCTTTTAAAATAATATAATAATCTTGGTTTATTGTTTTCTGCTAATATAGGCATGCCGTAAAAAACACAAGCCATAAGCA